TCTGCTGAGACAGTGCGGTCACTTCAAGGCTTCTAGGAATACCGCTACACACGGCTAAATGTTCGACTTCAAGCATGCGATTTTCCATGTGGACGAACGACTTCAAAGACTCTGAGGTGACACCCGAATCTTCCATGCGCTTATACATACCCTTGGACATTCCATGGCTCATGTAAAAGTATTTGGATCCAGCCACTTCTTCAGTATTCACGGCTCTGTCGTACATGAGAGCACCGGCGACCAAAAGCAAAAACACTGTCGTGATCATTTATTAGATGACAACAATTTAAATACATCGTTAATTTTATGCACGATATTGAACAATTGTTCTGATGTGTGTACATCACTCGGTTTGATGATCTCAAACTCAACTTGATACGACGCCGCATCTTCGGCGTCCATGTCAACCGTATCGCCCGTTGATTTAGTCATGTCAATACTAAGATTTTTGCGTACAAATGATTTTCGTTCTTTGAATCGCTTACGGTCCATGTCTGTGTAATCACCATCTTCCGGCATGGGTACTTCTCGACATATGCTAAACCTGACATCGAAAGGAGCATTTTTTACCTTTTTTATGTCTTCCTTGAACATGGATCGTTTCTGTACGATGGTCTGATCACCCGTATCGTCGTCGACATTCATACGAACACTGTCCCGATCTCTATAAAATACTTCAGACGACATAACTTTTACGTCCTCCCATCCATCGTATTGTTCGAGACCGCTCAAAATTCTCTCGAATACATCTTTTCCAACATTCGTGTCAAACATAGATCCATTAAATTTACCGAGACGAATCTCAACTTCAACCAAAGGATCTAATTTGTTCGCATCGAACGCGGATTCAACCTTCTTGAGAATAGATTCGACGTTCATATTTTCTTACATTCTACATTCGCGTTTTCCTCTTAAGCCTTTTTTATTCATAAATTCAAATGAAGGGTTTCCGTAACTCTGGAAATACCTGTTACTTTAATACAAGTATACAGTGTCTTTTACATATACCATGTTTATCGAATTATTTTATAGATCATGAATACACTGGACCGTGTGAATTTACAAAAGTTTACGCACACATGACGCGACTCTTTTGGAAAGTGAGTGATACACGCGTCATAGATATATCCCTTCTCCGAAAACTCTTTCAAGTAAAGTTTCCGAGATTCATCGACCACGAGCAACACGACATTCAAGAGACTATATTGTGCATCATAGATATATTAGAAAAGTCTGTTCCAGATATTAAGCAATGGTTTTATGGTAAAAAAATTCAACAAACGGTGTGGCCCGGTGGAAAGTCGGAGCGAAGTGAAGACTTCAGTGTTCATATAATGTGTTCACGGGGTACATCGATGGAAGAGATGCTCAAGGAGTCAATCAAATGGAATCCTCTCACCGATTTCATCGACGATAATGGTCGTGTACATCACATCGCGACAACTCGGTGTATATTTTCAGAACTCCCAAAAGTACTCATGATTTCATTCGATAAAAAGAGTCACATCGATGTATCGGAAAAAATATTTATAAATCAATTCGAATATTCACTCGTCGCGACGGGTATTCACATGGGTGTGCAGTTCGGGGGGCATTACGTAGCTTTCACGAAACACAAGGGTAAATGGTATTACAAAAACGATGATTTCGTCACAGAACAATCACTTCCTACCCGTACAGGGCATTACTTCTTGGTATACAATCTAAAAACTCCTTCATCTCAATGTTCTCGTTGATGTTCACGAGTGTTCTATAAAATGTCCGTCTATTGTTTGGATAGGTCTTATCGCGACGTCTTTTCAGTGGTTTCCACCACAGAGGTCCGTCTTCCCAAGTTATATACATACATTCAACGATCGCGCCTTCTTCGAACCAAGGTTCATCCATACGACTGAGTGGAAACTCACTCTCGTAAAACAATTTTCCCTTCTCTTGTACGTATAATTTCCAAACCGGAACTCCGGGTTTACCAACACCTTCAAAACTACGACCCTTTTTCATACAGAAATCGACCGTGTTTTTTTCAAGGGGTTTCCATTTAAACATTGTTTCATGCGTTGCGATTTTAACGGGTTCATTCACGGGTGTGAATACGAGACCATCGACCCGTTGTTGCACACTCGGTAGATAATCATCCATAAAAGTCTTGAACTTAATGAGTGGGTGAAACGTCTTCAATTTGAGTCTGTATTTGTCTGTTTTGACATAAATAATAGTCTTCAGAAGTTTATGCACGGCATCGATGCGATCATTAAAATTCATGTGTCCGACAGGTTTTCCATTGACGATTATGGCGTCGTACACCATGAGTGTATCTTCGTACAGTTCACCGTCAAGAATCGTTCCTTCGTACGCCGGACGACGTAAACTCACGGATACTTCAAACATCTCAAACGATCGATTGACGAAAATACATTTACGCGAACCCTCGTATGTCAAGGCTACCATCATGTAACGAAGACCGTCCGTTTTTTCACATACGACGTATTCGTTATTTTGTAAAATGTGAAAATGTTTACGCTCTATGGATATCGGTTGCGGTCCCGGAAAATATTCCTTTGTACCCCACACTCTGTGTATGTAGTCCACGACATATTTATAAAGTGGTTCCGACGACTTTATAGACATATTGTTATATGGATTTTAAGCTTTAATTTGTTGACACACCCGCAGCGTTAAGGATGTTACTAATGCACTCATGTGAATAAGTCATGGTTAACTTAGCCGCTGTAAATGCATGAATCTTCATTCCATTTTCTTTGAATTTTTGAAACATCTGCTCGGCTCTCGGTAGAATTTTAAAATTTCCAGTCTTTTTATCTTTCATAAACTTGGTCGCATTCTTACAATTCATTAACCACACCTTTGCAGACGTTGAGTCTACTGTGTAGATGTCGTTTGAAATTTTCTTCCCGACTTCTGTGTCAAAATTAAGCCCCATTTGACTCGGTGGTTCTTCGCAGTTATCATCTCGTACCTTCGCCTTGAAAAGACCCCAATCGATACCTTCCTTTACACCTGGAAATACGAGACAACCGATACCATCATGCTTTTCAAAAGCCTGAAGGATTGAATCATCATCCATACCGACACCAAAATCAATGAATAAAATCTTATCGGGTGTTTTCTTAACCGCGATAGATATGGCCTCTGATTTTTCATATGGATCGTCGTTCACGAAAATGATCTCATTATGTACACCACGTTCGAGGCACTTGATATTGAGTCTAAGTATCGTGTGAAGGGTCTTCACATGACACGACTTGGACCGAGTCGTGAGAATTGTTATGATCTTCATACTCTATATATATAACTTTTCTAAGCCTTAAGCCTTTCATTGAGGCATCCACTAAACGGAAGATTTCCAACGTGACCGAGTGTTGTATTAATATCGGCATAAATTTTACCACCACACTGTTGCCACCGGCGACAGAATGCATAATCTTCCGAGAGATATCGCTTTGACTCGGGGTCGATCATGCAGTCAAAACACGCGTGGTAGTCGTCGAAATCACGATTCTGGTGGTCATTCTTACACCACAATTCCGGAAACTTATCCTCTAATTGTTTGAATACATCTCGTTTTATGAGCATGAAACCCGTCGGTCCATCGAGAATTTCAATAAATCCATTCTCAACCGGTCGTCTCGCGGCGCCAAAATTTAAAACAAGACTCGATGACAACATGGCCATATTTCTGTCGTCGCCATTCTTGACGGCACTCGCAGCTTGATCCCACATGACACACTTTTTGGGATAACACGCGACAGAGATATCGTGACCAGAGTTAATAAGTCGTAGTACACTTTCGGGGTCAAAATCCACGTCTGCATCAATAAACATGAAATAATCGGCGTCTGTTTTTTGCATGAAACGACCCACGGCTACATTACGCGCGCGATGTACGAGAGATTCATTTTCAGTTGTGTCAATAAATAACTGAACATTATGCTTTATCAAATGGAGTTGTAATTTTATTATACCTATCATATACTTTTCTAAGCACAAACCCCCGTAGCATGGTGTACTCAAAAAGACCTTCTTCGTCATTTAACTATTTCTGAGCTTTAACCTCTAAGTGTTTTTTGATGATACCCTCTATCTTATTAATAGTCGGCACGGATATCGAACACTTCTCACACACTTCGGATTTTGAACACCTATGACCTAATACTACGAGAATGATTGCGGACGCGATACTATTCGGTGTTTTACTCATGAGTTCAACACAATCTTCGAGCGCGGCACACACTTTATTACATTGTAATCGTTCTTCCCTCGATACGTTGAAAGCGCCGAGTAACCGGGGCATAATATCAATAGGTTTCGTTACGTAGTTTTTTTCCGTTTTACCCATCAGGGTTTCTTTGAATATTTGAGTGGTTCGACTAATATCTTTGGATTGAATGCCAAACATATCGGCGACCTCTTTCGTTGTTCTTGGATATTGCGCGAGTCTGCACGCGTAGAGCACGCAATTCGCTTTGATTCCGAGACGCACCGCGCCCCGTGTAAGTTTTTCTGTATTGAATTTTTTGTACATAATTTTGGCATCCTTGAGAATACAATCGGGAAGTGTGTGACACGCTTCATCGATATCTTTGTAGGCGTGAAATAATGATCTATCCCTGTGGTTCATGGACATGTGAAAATTAATTTTTGCCATTCGCTTATTCTCGTATGTTGACGCTCTATATGTAGAAATCACGGTACCCTTGCCCCAATTTTGAGAAAAGAGTTCTGGGTTTGCATTTGGGTTTCCACACCGAGACGGATCGTTTACTGTTCCATCATCGGAAATTCCACTCGTCCACTCGGGCGACTCGTCGATGAATGTACTATCCATGAGTCCACATGATGAACACACGGGAAATCCCTCTGAGCCAATGACTTTAACGCCATCGCATTCTCTACATATATTGATATCCACTAGCTTTTGTTCTTTTGAATTGTTAAGAAGTCTGTCCACATCGGACCATATAGCGGCTAGCATGTTATTCTTTTTACCAACCTTTTAAAATGCCGGATTTTACATAAAACTTAGGCGTCTAAAAATTAAGATTATCCGCGTGCCGTTTTGCGTACATTTCAATGGTATCCACCGTATCCTTGAAGCTGCGAGCTCCTGGAGTCGAGGGCTTCCATTTATCCCATTCTTCATCGATTTTATCATGGTCTTGTGGTGGAATGACTTGTCCGTCGATTTCGTCGTCGGGTACGATAAAGTCTTCCATTTCAGAGTCACTTTCATCTTCGTCGTAAATTTCACTGTCACTGTCTTCCATGTCAATTTCGGAGTAGTGCGCGTACATATTGTTTCCGAGTGACTTAAACTCTAAGTCTTGAAACACTGTACCACTCGGATAGTGTTCCATCACGCTTTCGTAAGGCGCGGGATTCATATCATGTTCATCATCCTCTAATTGGTAGACACACGCAGACTTGTATACAAGTTCTGTTGGATTAAGATAACGAATTCCAAGTACCAGGCCAGTGTTCATACCGACCACCCCGTACATTTCGTCTTCGATTCCCTCTTCATTCACGAGTAACTTTACTATATCATTTTCAATTATATCGGATGCAACAATCATGCTTAAAATTTTACCACAAAAAATAATCACGAATAATATCACAGATGAAAGTCATTATTTATTCGAAGGAAGGATGTCAGTATTGTGACCACGCGGTTAAGTTGTGTGAAACGGAGGGTCTCGACCATGAAAAAATCATGATCGAGAAGGACGAACTCAAAAAACTGTGTGATGGAAAGCTCGACTCTTACCCTCAAATATTTATTGACGACCGTCGGGTCGGGAACTATTTTGAATTTCAAGATTGGATTGAAAATGATTACGAACCTATTTTAGCACCCACGCTTGATAGATTTACCGTCTTTCCCCTGAAACACCCCCACCTGTGGGAGCTCTATAAGAAGGCTCAAATGAGTAATTGGACTGCCGAGGAGGTTGATCTGTCCAAGGATATGGACGATTGGAAGACGATGAACGAGAATGAAAAGAAATTCATAAAATATGTCCTGGCATTCTTCGCTGGATCCGATGGGATTGTTTTTGAAAATATTAACAATAACTTTGCGGATGAGGTACAGATAAGCGAAGCTCGCTCTTTCTATGCGTATCAATGTCATAATGAAATGGTTCACGGAGAAACATACAGCAAACTCATAGATAAGTATATCAAAGATCCATCAGAGAAGAAAGAATTATTCGAAGCCATATATACGGTGCCATGTATAGAGAAGAAGGCTAATTGGGCTATGAAGTGGTTTGACACAAAGTCGCGTTCATTCGCCGAACGTCTTTTCGCTTTCGCGTGCGTTGAGGGTATCTTCTTCTCTGGTTCCTTCTGCGCTATTTATTGGCTCAAGAAGAGAGGCCTCATGCCCGGCTTGTGTTTCAGTAACGAGCTTATCTCTCGTGATGAGGGGCTTCATCAAGAATTCGCGATTGAACTTTTCAAGATATTACGTAATAAACCAACGACCGCTACCATTCATTCCATCGTGAAAGAAGCAGTTGAGATCGAGAAGGAATTCATCACGGAGTCGCTCCCGTGTAATCTCATCGGTATGAATTCTGAAAAGATGTCTCAGTACATTGAATACGTATCCGATCGTCTTCTCAAACAGATAGGTCAACCCGCCATCTGGAATTCTAAGAATCCATTCGATTTCATGGAAAACATCAGTCTCGATGGAAAAACCAATTTCTTTGAAAAACGGGTGGGTGATTATGGAAAGCTCGACGATGACTCAGGTGATATTGGGTTTGACGACGACTTTTAATCTTATGTCGTCATGAAACGGTAGACACGATCCCCAGTGTGGATGTCCGGGCACTCCAGTGGGTCGATTAATAATAAATCTCCAGTATATATATAATGAACAACGCCAAAGTGGCTCCAGGGTACTCCATGATCGCGGTGTTTCTCGCCCTCGTCGTCGGTGGTTTCATCGGCTTTTTCATCGCCCGTGAACTCATGAAGCGACGAATGAAGAAAAGAAACGGTGGTAAGCGTAAGATGCGTAAGGGTGGTAAGCGTAAGATGCGCAAGGATATGAAAAAGGCCGAGCCGGTCGCTTTGAAGGGTGAAGCCGACGCGAAGGGTGAACCCGCCGAAGTGCAGAGTGTCGTCGCGCAGTACATGATTGAGAACGGACTTTAAGAAACCGTGATAGAATAGATATATGATTGAGATTCTTCAAGCAGCGATCGGGGAGAGCGGACCGCTGATTGTCGAACATAAAGGTGCCATATTTTTCGAAAATTGTTATTTAATTTGCGAAAAGCATGTCCTAAATATGGTTGAAAAAATAAAGGATATTGTGTACATGAAAATAGAACAAACGACTGAACGTTCGTTTGTATTAAATTAGCGCATGAGCATGATTTCGTTACCATCGGCACACTTGCACGATGTATACTTACCACTCTTCTTCGTGGAGATCGGCGCCGCGTCCATGTCCATACCCAAGTCGAGGGAACCGAGTTTTGTCTTCTTACCCATATTCGGCGAAGGCGCGAACGAGATTTCAGACATGTACGGTTCCGCTGTCGGTGTGTCCTTCATCGACGGGATTTCTTCCTCTTCATCTGCTTCTGCCTTCAGTTCGGCTTCGATCTTTGCGAGTTCTTCCGGAGAAATCGTCTCCGACGGTCCGGTTTGGTCTTCGGTTGAGTAACCCTCCTTTTGAATGTGCATCATACCCCACACAATCAAAAAGAACACAAGCGTGTGCACACCGAGTCCGGCGATCGTCGGACACCCGTTCGGGCTCGCGACCCACGCACCAAGAATTCTACGCACGATGATGAACGTGCTCGGATTCGCGACGATAAAGAAAAGTAGAGCCGAGATGATCGAAATCACAAACTTGCTTCGTGCCTTGGAGCCATCGCATCCACATCCACAATCCTTAAAGAGACCCATTTTGTTTACTGTTCCTGGAGAAAAAAATTTGCTTAAAGTTTGGGATCCCAGTAGATATATAACACACTAACATGTCGCTCGCTATCCAACAAGCATCTGAATTCAACCCCGCGTCTGTGGGATTTTCGAAACTTCGTAAGAACAAAAACGGTGGAAAGGCTGTCTACCTCAATGGCGACAACAACAAAAAACTCTACATTCAACTCCCTTTCATGCGGTCTCCGTATGGTTTGAGTGCGTACACCGACGAAACCAGTGGACGCACGTCTTATTCGCTCGACCTGTCGTTTGATTCCGATAATGCTGATGCTATGGCTCTTCACGACAAACTGAAGCAACTCGATGATATCATCGTCGAAACCGTCGCCAAGAACTCTAAGGAGTGGCTCGGTAAGGAGTTCAATGTCGCGGTTTTGAAGGAGGCTTTGTACAAGCCGCTCGTGCGTCCGGGTAAGGAGCAATACCCGGCGACCATGAAGCTTAAGATTCTCACGAAGCCGGATGGGAGTTTTGTTCCCGAGGCCTACAACACGAAGAAGGAAAGCATCTCACTCGACAGTGTTGAAAAGGGTCAAAAGGTACTCACGATTGTCGATGTAAACCAAATCTGGTTCATAGACAATAAGTTCGGTGTGACTGTTCGTTTGCAACAAGCACTTCTCGAACCGTCTGCGAAGCTTCCGTCGTTCGCATTCCAGGGTGTTGAATCTGTGTCTTCTGGTGAAGAGGAAGAAGAGGAAGAAGAAGATGACATCGAAGTGGATGAAGAGTAAAATAAATACAAAAAAACGGGTATGTAAATACCACATAACGCTTCCATAGTACAATGGCTAGTACGCGCGACTTGTAATCTCGAAATCCGTGTTCGATTCACGGTGGAAGCATACCTAAGTCGAATTTCGACAATATAATGTCAAATGAACGTGGTCAAGTTGATCCGTGACGGCGATGTCGGCGCGCTTCAAATCAATGAACGCGTGATTTTACAAAACGTTGAAAACGTCATGCGAACGCATAGTGATCGTCATGAAGATTACATGACGTATTGGATCGCATCGCATCGAGACCACGCGGTCGCGAATAAGATGTATAAAGTTTTTACGAATACGTGTGTCAATGCGTTTGGACCCAAAAAGTATAAAGAAATCATGAATATACACGCGCGTGCCACCATACACGGTGCGGTTACGTCCGAAAATATTGATATTCTCGATCTCGTGACCAATTGCAATACCACGTGGAATAAAGACGATTGGTCGAAGTCGATTCGTGAATGGTACGATTGACTATTTCATAGTCCTAGTTAAGCATCGCATTCGCATATGTAATTTAAAATGCACGCATTTCAAACCATCCAACGCGGCGACATCGTTAAGGATTACGTATCCAGAGGGACTTTTGAGTTGGTGTAGTAAAAATTTTGTTAGTATGTAATAAGTATGGTGAAACTCGCGGACCTCGTCCACATCGCCAACAACGCCAAGACCAGTGCACAGAAGAACGCGGTCGGTGAAGAAGTCAAGAAATTGATAAGGGGGCAAAAGGCGTGCTACCCAGAACAACAATTTTTTACAAAGATTCAAATGACACCACTCAAGATTAACAAGGCTACCCGACTCAGAGCAATCGGCAAAGGTGCGTTCGGCACTGTTTTCTATGGATGTCTCGACGACGAATGTAAAACGCAAGTCGCCATCAAAGTTACGATTGAACCAAGTGCCCGAATGGAGTACCGCATCGCGGAAAAGTTGAGGGGTATGGGCACGCCTCGCATGTATCACTTCAAATCGTGTGATCGCGATGATGTTCTTTATTTTGAATACATCGAGGGCGAACCTCTCGAAGAATGGATGAAAAGGGGTCAATCACCCGAAGCTTATCGTCGAGTGATTTCTCAACTCATCACAAACTTGAAAAGAATTCATGAAAAGTATCCAAAGTTTAGACACCACGATCTTCATTGGAACAACATTCTCGTATTGAAGGGTAACAAACCCATCATGATTGATTTTGGTATGTCCACGATCGAAGGTATTAGAAACCCAAATGTCACGAGTGGCGAGTTTAAGAAATCTGGTATTTACTCTGGATCGCATCAAATGTACGACGCACACTACATTTTTAACATCATATACAATTACACAAAATCCGTGCCGGTGCGTCATTTCATGGAAGACCTCTTTTCACGACAATATCTTCTTAGATCCTCGCTCGTTACCAAAGATTTCCGTCTCCGCCCTCTAAAACACACGGGTCTTCCAACCTATGACCAAATCTTGAAACACCCATTCCTTCAAGCTAAGAAGAAGATCATCATTCTCAGAAAGATTATCCCAAAAAAGACTGTGGCACCCAAACCCAAAACACCCGCGAAACCTGCCACCATGAGCGCCATTCGTCGTGCGAGGGCTGTTCTTCAAAAGGAAGCTGAAAAGAAGAAGCTTCCACCAAAGAGACCCGGTATTGCCATGAAACCGAAAACACCAAAGCCAAAAATATTCATCAACAAGAATGGTGATCTCAAAATCGATAGGCGCAAGTGTCGTCTCTACAAGAAGGAAGAATTAGTCAAAATGTTCAAATTAGATTCAAACTTAACCAAAGAACACATGTGTAAGCTCATAAAAAATATGTAATGGTATAGTATAACTATGTACGCGTTCGTGATATTATTCATTGTCGCGCTTTATTTATTGTCTCGACTGCCTACGCGTATTCCGAGGGGTAAACCCTGGACTATTTACGGGACCATGGGATGTGGATGGACTCGTAAACAGTTGGACTATATGCGAAGAACTGGTAAGCCCTTCGTGTTCGTCGACTGCGACAAAAAAGAGTGCAGTAGTGATATTGACGCGTTTCCTATGCTCGTCAGCCCCGAAGGTGTGCGTCACAAGGGCTATAAAGAGATTTAAATACCGCGAACAGCTGCGATGGACACGGACAACACAAACGCATCGAAGAGTGTGCTGATCGGCTTGAGCACGGTGATGTGCTTCGCGAGGGAGCGATTCCAGAACACTCGAAGAAGGAAGGTTCCGATCAAGATATTGAGGAGGAACACGAGCGCTTCTGTGATCATATCCGACTTGTTTTCAGCCTTAACGATTTCCTTGAACATTTTACTATGTAACTATATTTTTTTCTGAGTCAACTGTATATGGCACCGCTTCCCTTGAGTGGCTCCGAAAGAAAATTTACAAATAGACGTTGGGGCACGTCAACTGGAATAGGTAATAATAATTGTTATGCTTACGCTGTGGGTGACTACGAAGCGTATAGGTTTCAAAAATCTATTCCTGGTGATAGATCGGGTATGTCAAACGCACCTCATAACTACACACACTGTAAGAGTCTTCCTCAACGCGTCGTTTCGGACAACCCAAAGAAAGTATACAAGATAGATGGCAATAAGAAGTGCAAGAAGGGGTATTACAAGGTCATGATGTTCGTGTGTCCTGGACGTCCCACGAATTATATTCGACAAGGTGATTTTCACTTCTATGTGCAACACGGTGTCATTGAATATAAAGTCAAGGATGGAGATACCGTCGCGCGCATCGCGAAGTTCTTCAAGGTTCCCGAATCAAGAATCAAAAGTGCGGGAAAACTTCAAACGGGTAAACCCATTGTTTTCAAAGCGAACGTCTTCAGTCACAAGCGTGGTTGGGCTACGGGTCCACTTCTGACTGATGCGAAAGGAAAATCTATCGTCGATCCCAGAAAAGCGTCTAGAAACTATCCTGGATTAAATTACAGTAAATATTGTAGTTCATTCTGCGTCCGTGATCGAGGTATCAAAGTCGGTAAGACTCACCCCAAGGTCGCTCAGCAAGCTGTTAAGATCTAGTGTATTTTCTACGTCAAATGAAATATCAAATAAATCCATCACGTTAAATACAATATCCTCGTTTAACGTCGTGCTATTTGATGTAGATGTGTAATTGTTATGTATCGAAAGAGTCACCTTAAATTGTGAAACGTCGAACACTTTTCTACATAATGGACAGGTATTCTTACCTTTATCCTTCCAATCTTCTAGGCACTTTGAATGAAATATATGTCCACATCGAATAGGTGGATTTAATCTCGATGATCTCACCTGATTAAGACATATAGAACACGTGCTCATCCTAGAGTACGAAACTAATCTTTTTTATCATATTTTACTCACAGAGGCTTGTCACACGTCGAGCAACGATCATTGCTATCCTGCGTCGACTGATATTTGTCGATCAAGCCCGGACCACTCTTTTGAAGGAGTTGACGGTACGCGTAGTTATCAACGAACGGAACCTTGTTTGTTTCCATAATCTTATTATTGAGCAATTGCGAAGACGTGTTGATGGTGAAGCATCGCCCGTCGGCCATACCAAGTCGCTGAGACATATTGTTAATATTACATTAGAAATTTATTGGCCTGTTCTCGATCGTGCGTAACCACGAGTGAAATCCATTTTCCCTGATTCTCGGGATGAGAGATTCACATTTGTAGCCAAGGAAAACATCAAAGTTTTCCTTTTCTACCGTCTGCGATACTCGAATCGCTGGATTTTCGTTGATGTGTTGATTGATGATATTGTATGCAAAAACAATCTCTTTGAGTGTTTCTGCACCGGTTATAATAATCTTACCCGTCGAAAAGATGCTCGTCGTGATCTCCTTCATCTCTTCGGCTGGTTTAAACTTGATCTTGACGGCTGAATATCTGTCTGGTTCAAATGAAACTTTAAAGAGACCGTCGTGTTTTTCAAAATGATTTGCCACCATCATGAGATTGATGTTATAGTTCAAACTGAAATTGGAATTGATCATCACGATTCTGAAAGTTTCTGGTGACACCTCCCGCTTCATATTGAGACACACTTTCATGATGTATGTCAATTGTGTGATGATTCTCTTGCAATCAAACAAATCTGAGCACCCAGCCACCTGAATGCTTCCATTCGGGAATACTTTGATGGATTTAGTACTGTACACATCTTCATATGTCAATGTGATCTGATTGAAAAAGGTTGTGGGTTTGAGTTTCCATTCAAATCCACCGAATTTTGAACCACTGCGCCGAAGCCTGATTGAACCAAGTTTTTCAAAAGCGGTGCGTAGTTTTTTGATATCAATCTCTTCGATAAAATTAGAGATCATCGTGATAGTCGTAATCTTTATCCAAGAGGGTTTCGTCTCTTCCGGCATCTTACTTCTAAACTCATCGAGCGTGAGAAGATATGAGAAGGTATTGTTGGCTATCGCCGCGTATTTCATGATTAAGTTTAAATTTCAAAGGATCGACACACACTTAGGCGTTTATAAATAATGGTTTAGAGAAAAGAGTGGTTTTCCACTTAGAGAAAGTGATGAGTTCGTTCTTAAAGAGAGCACTCGTCGTGCACGATATAGAATCTGATCTCTCTTATGTTGAAATCAACTACTTGAAATATGTCCCGGGACGTGGGTATATTGATTTCGTCGATTATTTGAACACAACGGCTCGCGGTGACTGGACGGAACTTGTATCACGAAAACAGTCGATCCAATATGAAAATTTTCTCGAAACGATGGTTGAACCGACGAGGGAAACGCGTGTCAAAATGGCGACGATTGCGTTAGAGAATATTCTCCATGGAATCGTGGACATAAAAACATATATTCGAGTCATGAATACTGTGAAGATACTCGATCCATCATTCACACCTCCGTTCATCAACAAGAAAATCGCTTGGCAACGCAAGGTGGCTGAAGATTTTTGCAAAGAAACACTAGTGGATGTCATAGAGCGCACCGCGTCTTTGAAAAAACTTCAACGCTTATTTAACGTCTTAAAATTAATAGAATTGCGATGATCAATATAATGAAGATCAAAACATATCTAAAATCAAATCGGAACCCTCGTCGTTTCCGCCCATTTGGATTACCACGTCGCTCGACGGTGAATCCATAGTCAATATTTCGTTGCGGATAAAGAGGTCGCGCGTCGGCACAATTCGCTTTAGGGGGTGCGCACAATTCGTTCGTGCGCCACCCACCCGTGCGTGCATAATCACAATACGGACTCTTTTCATCCTGAGTCTCCAT